CTAAGCATGTAGCGCCTTGAGCGTAGGTTTTTCGGACGCGGGTTCAAGTCCCGCCGCCTCCACCAATAAAAACAAGGGGTTAGCGTTTACGCTAACCCCTTTTCTTTTGGTTTTGTCCACCGATTGCCCACAAAGAAAAATTTTTTGCCCACCTGTGCCCACAATCCCCTGAATTTCAGTTCTACTTTCCAGCAAACCCGCTTCAGATCTTACTTTTCCAATTACCTTGCAAAAGGCCTTCACTTAAAAATCCCCACAAAAACCAACCTATTTTATTAATAAACAGCACGTTATGAATCCAACAACACATTAAGACCAGCCTGTATAACTGTAAAGCAGTGAAATTAACCGCGATCTTTTCAGATCTTCGATCCTTTCTAAGGCCCAGTGTCTGCGCTTGGTGGCGCCATAAACTGAACAAATTCAAAACTGAAAAAAATTTGAGGTGCAAACAGCGCAGGAGGGTGAGGAAGAGTGCGGTTTTCGTGGCGCGGATTCTCTGTAGTGTCTGTTTCCGTGCCAGAATCTCCCTCACGATGATTTTAGTTAGCGTTATTAATATTATCGATCATAAATCACTAGAGCTATGTCTTGGCGGTATAGGTGGGGTTGATTGGTACTTAAAGTGTGGATGTCATAAAAAGTGTCAGTTTTATTGCGTAAATTGAATTAGTCAGGACTCAGACTGCCGAAACTCGATTCACTATGCAATCAGTTTCGACTGATTGCTCTAGCTCATTTCTGCTCAAAAATGAGTTAACAAGTTGTCGGTAAATCCGTAATGAGCAGACTTTCTCTCAAAAACACTGGGTAAGTATACAGTTATATTCAAATCATAAGGATTTTGAACGATTTTCATCATGTATTTGTGTGTTTTGCTAGATGGTGTAATCAGCAAAATTCTGATAAGTTCGTTGCATACAGATCGTTAACAGTGCATGTTTTAACTGGCGCAAGTAGGTAAACGCGCATGCGCACTAATAAAATGTTAGCTGGAGAAGAAATGGAATACACTGTTGGATTACTAGAAATTAGTCTTGGGGTTATCCTTTTCGGAGTACTTCAATTTATTGCGTCACTATGGATCAGCGAAAGACTAAAGGTGTCACTTCAGAAAGAGCATTCCACTTTTCTTGAAGATTTGAAATGGGAGCAAAAAACTCGTGAGCAAGCAGTCAGGGTTGCTGAATATCTTGCACTTGCAAGAAGTCTGAAAGAAAACTCACCTGTATCTGACTACTGTAAAGCAAACCAAATGTCGTGGGAGTTGGCCATGTGGCTACCTGAAGAAATTTATAAACAAATGGTCGGATCAATTGTCTCTCCCAGCGAATCTACAAATGAGCTAACAACCGTAGTCTCGGTACGAAAGTTGCTGTTAAAAGAAAAATCAGGAAAATTAAGCTCGGAAAATATTGCACATCATGGACCAGGCATAAGTAAAAAGACCTGCTAGCTAACAAGTCAAATTAACTCGGATCGCAAAAATACTGCGCGCTTTTTGTGCCCAGCATTTGCGGCGTTATCCCATAGAAATTTTTATTCAAAACTGACAGGCTAGCGTTAAGGCTTTAACTCGAAAATGTCCAAAATAAGTTCAGCTGATGTTTAATACAGGTGTACGCTCAAATCACACTATGGTAATGAAAACTTCCAGATAGTGTCTAAGTCATTACACAATATATACAATTAACAACTTACTTAGTGATCGGATCAAGCCTGCCTTTTTGGTTGCTGGCCTGTGATGCCTGGCTACTAAAGTCGGCAGCTTCGTTGGGCGCTGGGCTGGCGCCGTGGGTGTGTTCGGCGCAGGTGGTGGCGAGTGCTTTCACGGTAGCCATGAGTTCAGACAGGAGCTTGAGCACGTTCTCGGAGTCACTGCCCAGCCACGTTTTCGGGCTGCGGTAATCCTGTGTCGCGCTGGCGATCACTTCTCTGGTTTGGCATTGCAGTTTGGCCAGTTTGCCGATTGTGTCGGTAAGGTTCTGGTCTGTTTGGTGGTCAAAATTGCCCACATCATCAATGTGACGATAGACCCCCTCACGCACTTGGGTGCGGACTTCGCCAGGCTTGATTGCCGGCAGGTCCCACCCGAATGGCAGCACTGTGCGGATAAATGGTTTGTCTGGCCTGCCATAGGCAAACCCCAGTTCAACCAAAGCGCCAATGGCCGGAGGTTCCAAGCGGCCGGCTTTGTTCCCGATTCCCGGTACTGGCAATGGCACGGCTTGCAACAGTTTAGATTTTGTCGGGCTGCCGTTCTCATCCAGCAGCTGCACATCGGCCGCATAGCGCGGATAGAAAGGGTCACTGTGGCGTTCCCCCTCAAGCGAAGGTAATTCAGGCAGTGCGGCTATTTTCCCCCAGCGCGGTAGGTGTAGTCCCGCTGACAGCTCAGGGAACAAGCGTAACACTATTTTGAGGATTGTCTGTTTCACACTACCACCTCAGTGTTTGCTTGGTGCCCATTATCTCCAGCTCTCGCAACCTATGGCTGGCACCGTCGATAGTGATACTGGCGTTTGGTCTAAGCTTTGGCGTTGCTATCATTGAAGCGCTGGCACCCGCCTTTTGCTGTTCGAGGAACTTCTTTGGTATGTCCACAATCTTGCCGTGCCAAAAACTATCGGCATAACCGCCGACATAGACCTTGCCATTACCCTGCTGAAACCAGACAAAATCCGGCACCCGGTAACAGCGGCCGAGTTGGTCCAGCATTGCAAAACCCGATGTGTCGGCATAAAACCCCGGGAGCGCGGTTTGAGTGTAGGCTGTATCAGGTACAACAAACTCGAGCCCGGTTTGACTGCTGATTTCATCCAGCACTTGGCGCATGGTTGGGTGTCGCAGCATCACACTGAGATTATTGGCCAGAATGGCCGACAGCTCGCGGCAAAACAGTGTAAACCAACCGCCCAGCTCTGGCTGGACCCGGTCAACGTAGCCAAGAAAGACACGATCTACCATTTCACCCCAGCCAAGATCCAACGCCACAGGCGTTAGCCTGGCCGCCTTTTGCTTGACTATCAGGCGGCAGGTTCCCGGTGTATCTGCTTGCAGCAGTACCCAATGGCTTTTCAACTTGACTTGGTTTGCCCCAAGCCAGGCGCGGGTGATAAATCGTGCGTTAGGCTCAGACATCGGCCAAGCCTCCCTTGCCAATTCTGTCATCAATTTGCTTCAAAAGTGAAAACATGCCTGACAACTCCACCTCTGTTTGCGGCGGTGCATCCTGCTGCTCAACCGGCTCACCAGTAGCCCCTTGCTGGCTGGCTGTTGCCTGTGGCTGGCGTTCCTCTACTTTTTGCGGCACTGAGCGGTATTCCTGCAGGTGAAAACTCACCGCCCATTGCCTGGTAGTTTCCTGTTCTACCGCCTCAATTTTGCTGGCAAAGCGCACTTGTTTGATGCCAAGAGCCGATGCGGTGCGGTTGCTGATACGGTAGATTTTGCGGGCGCCCGCTTCCACCGCCTCGGCCATGCTGTAGATCTCGGATAGATGAACAGCCATAGAAAATGGCAGCATTCCGGTCACTGACAGCATCTTGGCCTTGGCGCCGGTTTCGGCACTGTCGGTGCTTGATGTCTGGCCACTGGCATCCTTGGCCGCCAGCTCTTGGCTGGCGGTGATGCGGAGCCCCTTCAGGCTGATGGCTATTGAGTTAAGTGTTAGCATAATTAACCCTTAAGTTATGCAGCCACGTTAGGCATGGCTTTGAAGATTGGAGGGGTTCCAGCAAAATCCCCAGCCGTAACACACATCCACCCCATGCTGCCGCCAGCAACAATTGAAAGATTGTAGATGACGTCACCACGCGCCCATTTGCCAGTGGTTGGTACAGATGATAGCCACGCTATTTTATTAGCACCCACCCCCATTTTAGTCACGGAAGCGTTACCCAGCTGGACGATATTGTCTTCGGTTGTGTATGTACCAGCGCCTATCGCTGTAGAGTTAACAGCATCTACTTTTTGATTTGGGTGGTATCCCGAGTTATCGCCATAAAACGTATTCGAATTACCAGTTGTAATGGAATAACCGCTATATCCGCCGCCAGCAGTGTTTTTACTGCCCCGCGCGTTATATAGCGAGTAGTCACCAAAACCACAATTAAAACCACCGCTAACATTACTGTATAAAACAGCGAACCCCATACCTACGTTATGCTCACCATCTATATTTTTAAATAGTGCTTGGTTGCCGAATCCGCTTAAGTAATTACCGCTAACATTAGAGTGCACTGACCTGTAACCAAATGATGATATAAATTCCCCATCGACATTAAATTTGCACGAATCCGTTCCAAATGCGCTATTACCCGACTTTGTTAGTTGCTCCGAAAAAACGTAAGAACCATACCCACAATTACCACTCCCTGTCGTAGCTTTAGATAAAACATTATATCCATGTATCGTGTTGTGATTCGCATTGCTTAGATGAAGCCCCGCGTATTGACCGCTTGCGACGTTAAAATGGTTATCATCACCATATTGCAAACCATCTATCGCCATTACCGTGTTATAAGTATTATGCAGGCCAGCACGCAAAGCGTTTTGCCCAGCAGCAAGATTGTGATGCCCGTCCTCGTTTTCTGCTAGGACATCAATGCCTATAGCGGTCGACCTGTTTCCCTTTTTATTTTTTCGCATGCATTGAGTGCCTATTGCGACTAAATCGAATCCCTCCGTGTTATCGCGCAAACAACCACGACCATATGCTAATATGTTATATCCTGTGGTATTACTTACAAGAGAATCAACACCAGACGCTTGGATATTATCATTGCCGGAACTCACATAGGTTGGCATAGAATATTTTTTGACTACTCCACCAATTAAATAAGAACCACATGGAATATAATTCCCACCTGCCTTCAACCATTTATCCCACGCTATAGTATCATCGGCAATACCGTCTCCAATCGCAAAATCCTTTAGGCTTATTATTTCTTTTATCTTTAATTCTACACTTGCTATTTTCTGCGCTAATCCATCCACGTTACGCAAATCGTCCACATCGCTGGCAGAGCTCAGCACTGCCAGCTTAAACACATAGTGCTGAACCCCGTTCACATCTATGTAATCATCCATTTCAGTGTTTGACACTGTGAATGCCACATTTGGTCGCCATACGCTTTCTGCTGTGCCGTCAAACCAGGCATCTACATAGACGTTTTGCGGGTAGCTCTGTACGTTGAAGATGTGTTCGTTTTCAAGCTCTATGCGCAGGCCTGACACATACCCCACCCCAGGCAGCACTCTGAAGCTGTTCAATGTTGATCGCGGTTCAACCTTAAAGCCATCACTGATAAACCAGTCGCGACCGTTCATGTCTGCGGCCAGTTGGCGTGTCAGTTCGTCCATGCCAGCCAGGCGGGCAGTAAAATCCAATTGCCATGTTTCCGGGGCGACGTTGATACCGGTTAGTTCTGCAATGCCACTGTACTCAATGCCAAAGTTGCGATTCAGTGTGTTACCGGCAACACCTGGCGCTGTAACCGTTTTTGTCACCGTTGGAACATGCTGTATAGCTACCAACGTCTGGTTAACACTGGAATACAGCCCCAGCCAGTTGAATTCGAAAGGACCTGTTGTTGAGCTCAGCACTGTTGAATAAACCACTATATTGTCGCTGATGCGGCCATACTGCTGCACCTGTTGCTGATGCACCTGCTGGGCTACTGGCGGCACCCCTTCATCGCGGTCAATCGGTGCCGCCGGATCTTGCCCCGGTACATTGGCAAAGATAAAGGTATCGATATCCAGCTGTTCGTTGGCCTGCGCTTTACGCGCCATCAATGCTTCGCCTGCTTTAGTGATTACTGTTGCCATCTATTGCCCCTGTTCATTGCTGTTTCAGCTTTGCGATTACCAGCTGAGAATCGTTATCCATTACAGCCAACCCCATGGTTGGCCTTGCGTTATCTGAAAGTCTTGCGATTACCACTTGCCCGTCAGCATCAAAAGCGCCCGGCGGCGCTATCAGTGGCATTTGTGCAATGGTTGAGTACTGGTAGCGCCTGGTAGTGCGGCCATACTGGCGACAGATGTAATTGATCAGGTCCTGTTTTGGGCCTACGTCTTCATCCAGCAGTTGCAGCACCACAACATCCCAGTCAACCGGGTCAATACGTTCATCAATGGTGATGTGCTGCATCCCAAGCTTTGCAAACATGTCTTCCCATCCGGTACGGCTGCCGGCGCCTTTGGCAAATGGCAAGGCGTACTTCACCCTTGTGCGGTACATCTGTTCCGATTCACTCGGTATCCGCTCTATATCCCGCTCCCATGCCAGTAAGTGAACCAGTTCAAGTTCTGCGGTCATGGGGTCAAGTTGGCGTGCCGGGAATGCCAAAGCATCTTCAACCCGCTGCCAAAAGCGGATAGCCGCGCGGCGCAGCTTGTCGAGCTCGCTGCCCGTTCTGGCCAACCAGTAGGGCATTTTGGTGAGTGTGTCGGCGATATCGCGCCAGTTCACGGCACTCATGCTGCGGCCCCGTTGTCAATGGTGAGCGTGCCGATGCGCGGCACATTCATGGCTGACTGGATATCCAGCTGTTGCCACTCCAATGATTCAATTCCGGCAAACTCGCGGTGCAGCTCTTGGCCCAGGCGCGAGAAGCTAAAACGGCTGGCCGGTTCGGTGCGGGTGGCTTTGTCGCTGTAATCGCTGTTTTCGCGGAAAGCACAGCGGATAAAGTTGTCTATGCTGGCCAGCATGGCAGTGACTTCGCTTTCAAGCAGCTCCGGCTGCGGGTATACCGTCAGGCCAATGTCATGCTCTACCCCTGGCATGGCCATCACCTGAAGGTCGTCACCATGGCCATGGAATCCTTTATCCATTACGTACTGATTCAAGTCCTGCAGCATAGTCGGCGATGGTTCGCCGGTATCCAGCAAAATATAGGCATTGGCAGTGCCCGGCCCGCGCGGGGCATCGTGTTCAAAAAATACGTTGTCGGCGTTGATGCCTGCGCGTTCGGTAAGCATGGCGCGATAAACGGCATCAATATGCCAAGGTGCCGCGGCTGTAAAAGCGTTGCGGGTGCGCTGTTTCAGCTCTTCATTGCTTTCTTTGTCGGCGCCCGGCTCGTCTATCCAGTCGCTGTCGTTTACCACGCTGCCAATGCCTTGCACTGCCTGCGGCAGGATATGGAAATAACCCCCGGCGAGGTTATAAGCAGCCCCCGGCTGCTCAGCTTGTACCTGTACCAGTACACTGGGCGCATTGGTGGGCAATATGCTGTCGTCTAGGGTTATCACCCGGTAAACCGTGCCATTGATTGGGTCGGTTTGGATAACGGTGCCTGCCGGTATCAATAACCCTGGGCCACTGCCTGCCGCGCGGTTAAAGCGGATTTTGCCGAGCAATTTACTTTCTGCTTTGCGGGTGAGGTTGTGCTCCCATGCTTTGGTCTCAATAAAGGCATCATCATCGGCGGTCATCAAAAACAGGTTCGGCAGTATCTTGGCGATCAATACCCGGTTGATAATCCACACCACCGGCTTGATGATAATCGCGGTGATCAAGCGCCAGAACGGTGAATAGGGCGAGTCGTTGTTAATGATGCTGCCCTCGGCTTCAACGTCCTGTTTAAAGAGTTCTTTCCAGGCGTCTTCGGTTGTTGGTATGCCCGCCGATTCCACTATTTTCTTAAAATCCGGTGTTGCCATATCATGATCCTGTTGTCGGCGCGGCTGTCAGCTGCGATGAAATTGGGCCAAAGTCGATGGTGTCGGCAAATACCCACCAGGTGCCGTTTTGCACTTGTTCAACACGCACGGTTCCCGGCATCACTCTGGTGTCGTCTTCAACCAACAGTTTGATGCGGGTCTGGGTGTCGGCTGTCACGCCGGTACCCCTGTCGGCAATCAACAGGTGAGCCAGCCCGGTTTCCAAAATGGCGTGCACTACGTCCTGAGCTATTACGGCGCGGTCGGTGAGGTATGCCGGGTTGTTGCCTGCATCCAGCACCAAGTCGCCATTGGCTATGTGTAAATCCCGATACAGGCTCATGAGCGCATCTCCACATAGTTGATGAAGTCGTTGGCTGAATCCGCATTGTTGATAATGACGTCACCAAAGTTAGTGGTCTTGCTGCTGGCGTTGCTCATCTGTTGAATTAGCCCGCCGCGAGGAATATTGGATTTGGTTGGGGCCATAACCCCCACGTTTGTAGCTTCTAATGGTGAGCTAATGAGGTTTATGTCGACCCCTGGAATGAGGTTTATTTTTTCAATGATCCAGTTAATTGTATCTGTAAAAATGTTCTTAAGACGGCTCCAAACTGCAGCAAATATATCGCCAAGCATCTGGATCCATCCCCATTCACTCATTGCAGCTTTCAGATCATCCCAGTAGTAAATCAAGGCTCCCACAGCTGCAATTGCCGCAACTATGCCGCCGACTATCAACAGTATTGGGTTTGCCCACATTACGATATTCACAGCAAGCATCACTGCACGCAAAGTCCCAAGGGCAGCACTCAAACCACTTGTTATCAATGTCCAAGTGGTTGCAACTACTCCCCAGGCAACCATGGCCATTCGTCCTGCCCCCATTACAGTGGTAAATAGGCCACCGGCAGCTATAAGTGCCATAAATGCAATTGTCATATAGCCCATCAGCTTGGTCAGGTTGGGGAACATCTTGGTAAACCAGATCACATCTTTGCCCATATCGGCAATTTTGCCCATGAACCCATTCACCGCAGGCAGAATGGCGCTACCGAAGGCGGCGCGCACTACGTACCAGCTTTGGGTCAAGCGCTCGGTCTGGTCGGTCATGGCCGCAGCCATTTGCTCTGCCTGCTCCATGCCAGTGACTTTGCCCAGCATATTAATGCTGTCGGCCAAACCGTTGACATCGGCCAGCAGGAGCTTGATGGTTGCCACCGCCTCTTGCGAACCAAATGCCCTGGCAAGCGCGTCACTTTCGGTAACGTCCAGCACATCGCCATATTTACCCCTGATGCGGTTCAGAATATCGACCATGGGCAACAGGCGGTTATTGGAGTCGGTAAACTTCAGCCCGAGCGCGTCCTGGGCTTTGCCAACCCCTGCTAGAAATGCTTTGTACTTGGTACCTGACTCACTGCCCCCCATGGTGGCTTGCAGGGTGCCAAGAATAGCCATTTGTTCATTCATGGCCACACCTGCCGAGGTTGCCTCTGCACCTATGCCGGTAAAGGCGGCGCTCATTTGGGCACCTGTGGTTTTGAATGCCTGCACAGCTGTAGCTGTCATGCCGGTGACCTGTTCCACCCAGTTGCCCTGCCCCATTGCCAGCGCATCGTTTTTAAAGATGCCGTACATGGTGCCCATGTAGCTGGTGATGGTGGCAGCGTCGGCTTTGGTTGCTACCGCCAGCACGTTGGAAGCCAGGGTAAAGCGGCTGAGGTCGGCATCATTCAACCCGGCAATGGCAGATTGAATGTCATAGCTGGAGCGCACAAAGGCGGTGGCACTTTTGCCGTACTGCAGCGCAAAATCGTAGGATGTGCCAGCCAGCGATTTTAGGGCAGACTCCCTTACCCCGAGTGATTTCACTTCACCCAGAGCACGGTCCATTTCAATGGCCGGCATCAGTGCTTTATGGATAAACAGCGCCGAGGCGGCAATGCCACCGATACCGGAGGCCATTTGCATGGTGCCGCGCTGATAGTCAGCCGCCAGACCATTAAACGCATGGCTGATCTTGGCGATCGGCTTGGTTATCTGGTCTATCAAACCAACTGTAAACATCAGTGGTTGCGGCAGGCTCATGGGCTCCCCTTATTTTCCGCTAAAGGCCCTCGCGACTGCGTTGGCCATAATGGTTTCTTGCTCTTCACGCTGGCGCTGATAAAGCCAGCTGGCACGGGCAAGGCTTTGTTCGCTGTCGTCTTCATGCGGCAGCAGGTGACGGCGCAGGATTAGCAGTTGCTCAATGCCATTGCCGTCAATGGCCTGTACCCGCGCGGTTATTTTTTTACGCTGATTTCAACCATTGGCGCGAAGTCCTGCGCCAGTTTTGCCGCCAGTTGCACTTCCAGCCCCGGGTGTTGCTCAAGCAGCTTTTTAAGCGGCTCTTTGCCTTCGTCGCTGACGGTTCTTACAGCCAGGTTGTGGGCCGGGGCGACTTTGTTGTCCGGCATCACTTCATTGATGTAGTTGTTGTAATCCGCCGTGGTCATGTTGAAGCTGATATCCGTGCCGGCGATTGTCAGTGTGATGGTCTTTTTCATGCTGATGGTTCCTTGGTGTTTTGGCTTAGTTCTCGGCGCGGCGCAACGCCGCTTGTTGTAGCTTGTTAAGTTCAGCCTCGCGGCGGTCTCGTCGGGCTTGATAAATCAAGTTGATAACAAAGGTCAGCGCTGACAGCGCCAAGCCGCCCCACAGTGCATATTCATTCACGCTTAAAGCCCCTCCCACGGATGTGCCAATGCCTGTGCTGTAGGCGGCTGTGGAGGCCGCTTTTTCTGTTGTGATGGTGGCATTCACGGTGTTAATCATGGTGCTGCTCCTGCTGCTGATACCAGACGCTGAGCGTCAGCCAGTCGAGGTTGCACAGTTCCAGCGCTGCCAACAGAGCTAGGCTGTATCGGTGCAAGTCTCGATTGGTTAGCACCTTTGGTGGTATTGGCACCCGGCACTGGCTGATCAGCTCCTTTGGTGGCAGTACATACTCTGTTTTGGTCACCACCTGGTTGCGCACAATTGGCGGCGAGCTGGAGCAACCTGCCAAACTCAGCAGGCACAACAGCATCAGCCCAAGGTGTTTTTTCATCGTCTGACTCCTGTAGTTTGGTGGCTTGCTCCACCAACTTCCGCTGGCGCAGCAGAACCTTGGTGCGGCGCTGTTCCCCTGATTTAATCAGTGCTGCCATGTTCTCAGCATCGCTCTTGGCACGCAGGCGGGCTCGCTCTGTATCTGCCAGTGCAGCAGCTAGGCTGCTACTGTCGGCTTGCAGCTTGGCCTTGTCGCCTTCTGCACGGGTCAGTGTTTCAGCTGTTTTGATCAACTGTGCCTGAGTTACGGTTAGCCATGCCCCCAACATCAAGCATCCCATCGCCAGCAACACAGTTGCGCTCTGCCACAGTTTGTCAGTCAATCCGAACATTGCTGCTCTCCAGTTGTGACAAACAAAGCTCTTGCTCGGCAGCTCGACGCTTTACCAACCCTTCGAGCTTTTGGCCGTTGGCATACACCCATCGCGGCAGCTCATGGCAGGCGCCAACCCGATTGCCTGCCAGCAGCTTTTTACGCAACGTTGATGAGCGAAAACTCTCTGCTCCCACGTTGTAGATAAAACTCAGATAGGCAGCGTGTTCACCGTCTGTCAGTTGTGTGTCGCCAGTCATCCGTAACAATTGGCTGTTGTAACTGGCCAAATTATTGGCCAGTTGATTGAAACAATGGGCTTCACTGCGATATTGCCCCGGTTGCTGTCCATCTACACGCTGACCAAAACACTCGGTCACAATACCGACAGGATCCACATAGGTTCCGAGTACCAAACCTTCACTGTCAGCAATCAAGATCCCACCAGACAGTGCGGCTCCGCTGATACCAGCGGCAAGTAACCATGCTCTTAGTTTGTTCATCGCTCACTCCACGCTTTGCACGGTACGCACAGCGTTACCCCTGGTATTGCTGTGCGTCTGGCATCCGGTATCGGGTCGCCGCATTCCAGGCAGTGGCTGCGACTGGCGGCGGTACCACACAGTCGGCGCCGTCTTTGCTCGAGTACCTGTTCCTGTCGCTCCTGCTGCCTGACAACAAAATCCGCATCATCCATTACGCCGCCCGCTTACTGAGGGATGTTTTCAATTTCATCCGGCCGCAGATACGGCACGCCGTCGATGCGAACAAAGTCTGGGTCTGTTACGTCAAACGGCACTTTGAAAGTGCTCGCCTGGCCGCCTTTTTTGTCGATATCCAGCAGGTCACTGAGTTTGAGGCGGCAACCAAATGCCTCCACTTTCAGTTCGTCCTTGGCGGTTTTGCCGTAAAAGAGGATGTCGAACGGCTCCATGCCACGCCAGCTACCGGCGCGGGATGCCTGTTCGCGGATCAGCTTGAAGTTGCTGGCGTTCACAACCAGTTCACCGGATGCTGATACATCGCCGTCCACATAGCCGTCAGGGACACCGCTGGTTTGGCTAACGCCAGAGTTGTCTGTAATGGTCAGGGTGCAGGTGTCAACGTGGATCAGCATGTCGCCGAGGTTGACGTTAAAATTCATTCCCGATAAACGCATGATGTTCCCCTTAAACCGGATTGCGCAGATCCAGCGCGATGTTGACTGTGATTGACTTTGGCGAGTTGTACGGCCGCACCACCATGTAAATCACCACGGCATATTTGCTGGGCCACTCAATGGTGATATCGCCCTCTTTGGGTGGTTCGATATCGCCGGGGAATTGGATCCCCAAGATGGTGTAGCTTTTGCTCATTTGCCGCAGTGGGCGCATGAAGTAGCCTTTGTTCATCTCAATGCTGTTGGGGGTTGAATTGAGTACCCGGTCTGCGACCCGGCGAATGGCGAGGATCCGCACCGCGCGGCTGGCTTTATGCACCACCCGCAAGTTTTCCAATACCTGATAGTCGCCTCCGGCGGCGTCCAGGGTGCTGGCGTCTGTCCAATAGGTGCCCTCAAAGTCCGGGTACCATTGCGGCAGGCTGTAGCGGGCATTGGCCAGTGTTTCAATGGTGGCCAGGCTCAGCGGTTCGCCGTTGATGTCGCTGGGGGCAGACCCCAGCCTCAACACAGCGCCTGTGGCGGTGCGCATTGGGCTGTCGGCAATGGACACTGCGCGGTTACACAACCGCCCAGCCAGTACCCCGGCGTTGTTGCCGTGCAGCTGTGGCACAGGCACAACCAAGTGGGCCGCCAGTCCATCCTGCAGAGTTGCCAGCGCCGCTTCATATTGCGCCCACGTTTGGGCGGCATCATCTATGCCCGGCACGGCTACCAGTGCCCAGCACCAGCGCCCCAGTTTGGCGGTCAGGCCGTAGCAATGATCATGGATGGCGCTCAGTGACTCTGGCGTGTTTTGCACATCGCAGATCACCACGCCTTCAAAGCTTTGCACCTCATTGGCGCGATCAATGGCATCGAACAGGGTTTCAGCCTCTGCCAATGGGTAAACGGCAGCGGTCCAGTTTTGACCGGCATTCAATTGCGCTGCCAGCAACTGGGCGCGCAATGCGCTGTCGGCAAACTGCTCGGTGATATCGGTTTGCGCGTTGACGCTGTAAAGCTGGCTTTCTTCGTCAACGCTGCCAGCACGGCCGATAAACAGCAGATGCCGCTCAATTTCAGTTATCGGGCCTTGCCCTAAATTCAGGTTGTTGACCTGCACCTTGCCTGTGGCCATGTGTGTTACCCCGTTTGTTGAATGATTTTCAGCAGCTGGCGCTGCACGTTTTCAGTTGTGTCGCCCAGAAATTCCCGTGCAGGCACAGGGATGTTCCAGCGCTGTTTGCGTTGGCTGCCACGCATGGCCCGTAAAATGACCCCTGCCTGGCCTACGCTGAGCCGCTGCTGGATTTCGTTGAGTGATGCCCGGCGCCAGCCGCCTTTTGCCTTGCGTACTTTGTAACCTTCAGCGGCCAGAGCTTTGGCCTGTGAACGGCTGGCCGGGGCGTCATAGTCCGGCTGGCCATGAATACGGCGCATTTTTGATGCTGTCATGACCTCGGCGCCGCCTTCCTGCTGCAAGGCAGCAATGCGGCCGGTGAGCGTTTGGCGGTGTTTCAGCTCCAGGCGTGATGCGTGCTTGACGTATGGTTCAAGCGTTTTGCCCAGGCGTTTGAGCATTCGCTGTTTCTTGCCGTTGCTGCGTGGCTCGAATGGTTCACCGCTGACGGTTTGCTGGCGCCTAATCCTTGCCCTTGCCTGGGCCCGTTCGTGGCGGCCCAAGGTTTTGAGGATGCGGATGCGTTTTTTGGGCGGCATGGCCAACAGTGTCAGCTGTAACTTGGCATTCAGTGCCTGGCGCTTGTTGGGGGTAATGCTCAGTGTCATGCTGCCCCCTTGTTGCGAATGTCTACCGACTCGGCAATGTTGGTTTCAGCTACGGCAACCCGGTAGCGGTTGCCCATAAACAGGATTGGCCCGAGTTCGTCCTGAACCAGTTCAATGTCGTCTATCAGTTCAACGTCAATCAGCACTGTGGTGTTGTCTTTGCTGATTGGGTCGATATCAAAATCAGGATCTGCCAGGCCGTAAGTGTCGCGCTCCGGATTGTGTTCAATCAGCCAGGCGGCAACCATTGCCAGCAGGTTGTACGGGTCTATTCGCCGATGTGGCAAGCGTTCAATCGCGATAACGGCTGTGTATTTCCACTTGCCAATCAGGAAGCTGCCCAAGCCGAGATCTTCACCACTAATGATGAGTTGGCCACGCTCTTGCCAGGCATCGATATCGTTGGCTTTTACCGCCGGTGCCATTGAGGTGGCGAGGTACTGGCACAGCTGCTGCAATTTGGTTTGTTGCTGGCTCATAATGCATGCACCCCAGAGCGGCCCAGCCCCAGCAGCAAGCGGATGGCGCGGTTTGATTGCCCCAAAATGGCGTCTTGCTGCTCGGTGTCTGTGGCTTTGTTGTTGCCCGCTTCACGCTGGTCAACGGCAGAAAAATAGCCCAGCAGGTCGGCATGACTACGGGCATAAACTGCGCCGCGATATACCGATTGCTGCTGTTCGGATAGTTCCGCAAATGGCAATCCGCTGGCCGGATCGATTGCCACGGCAAATGGGACATCCCTGTCAGCACTGTGCGCGTATTCAATCAGTTGCTGCTGCACTTCCATGGCGCTGCGGGTGAGCGAGTCGGCCAATGCCTGCTCTTCAAAAAACTCAGGGATACGGCGATGCTGGCGAAACAGCGCAGTAGACAGCGTGGGCCATTGGCTCTGCTCATCCACTTCTATCGGTTCCTGTGTTGCACCTGTATAACCAAAGCTCATGTTGCTCACTCTTGTTTGGGTTCAGAGCCGTTGCATTCACAGCGGGTTTTACCGTCGCCGGTTAATCGCTCCTGCAGGGCTCTGGAGGGTGTGGGAGTCGTTCCCGTTATGCGTCTGCCGGTTGGCCCTTGTAGGCTTCCAGTGCCCGCAGGCGCATGGCTATTTGGTTGCGTATGGTTTTTACCTGGGCGTTGCGGTAAATCAGCGCCGCCTGTTCCAGTAGTTGATCTGCTTGTTCGAGCTGCGCCGCATCGCCGACGGTCGAGGGTTTGACGGTGCCGTCAGTGCCTCTGATAAGCGCCAGCCCGGCGTGTTTGTAATACAGGGCCGTGACAGGTTCCGGCAGCTTCCACTCGCTTTTGACCTTGGCAAATACCTGGCTGAAATAAGGCTCCAGGCTATGGCCGTTTTCAGCTTGAATTTGAGCCCAATCCAGCACAGTGCCAGCCACAAACGTTGGCCAGGTGCGTTTAATTCGCTCCGGCGTTGGCTGGCCCAGTTCAATGGCGCGAAACGCGAAACGCAGAGCACTGTCATAGTCGCCAACATCAAACAGCCACACAGTGCAATGAGCAAATACAGGATGGTCATACGGTTGTGTCTCCCCGTTGGTTATCTTGCTGAGGTAGTCGTCAACTACCGGCAGCCACTTTGGCAGCAGTTTGTCGCGTTTCATGGCGACTTTGTCTGCCCGGCGTTCCAGTCGTTTCAGCGCTTGCAGATCGGCATCCAGCTCCAGCAGTTGTAAGTGCAGGCTTGGAAGCTGCTCTGCGGCGCCTGCGGTTACTTTTTCGAGCTGGCTTTTGGCTTGGTGCCGCTCTTTGAACGCGAGGATTTTGGCGCCGTGGCTGAAGGCTTTTTTGCCTCGGTTACCACATCTTTCAGATCGGCGGCTGCCTGGCTGACATCGGCGGCAGCATTACTGATTTCAGCCGCTGATTCCCCGGCTTCGGATGAGGCTTCTTTCAGCTCGTCAACCGATACCCCGGCTTTGTCCATTTCATCCTTGAGCGCGGCAGCCTTGGCTTGGGCATCGGCCTGTTGCTTGGCTTCTTGCTCGGCTTTGGCCTGTTCAGCTGCTTGCGCCTTGGCTTCTGCGTCAGCTTGTACAGCGGCCTGTGCTTCTGCGGCGGCCTTGGCTTTGGCTTCAACACTGGTTCCGGTCAAGGTATCGAGCAGCTTGATTGCGGTATCAGCGTTAGCTTCTGCTCTCGCTTCGGCAGCTTTCTTGGCCTGTTGGCGCTTTTTAAAATCAGCAATTAAACCCATGGTCATGTCTCCGGTTGCATGTTGGGTAAAGGCGCCCCTGTTCAGGGGCGCCGTTTGAGGTTTAGGCTGCCGGTGCCGCACCTATGGTCATGTTGGCTTCATCAATGGCGGCATAGGCTTCATCGCTCTCTACAGCGAAGCCCTCAAAGCGCCAGTACTTGTCCTCGTACTGCTTGCGGTCTTCGACGTTTTCCGACTTGCGGCTGCGGGTGCCCTTTTGGGTGTAGCAGTGCAGGTTGGTCGGAATGGTCAGCACGATACGCTTACCCGGGAAAAACGGTGGTATCACTGCTTTCACACCACCAACTGTGTCTTCCAGCATCTGGGCGGCGATCTGCTCTGTGGGTGTGTTGGCCTGATTCATCAAGCGACTTTGAGCTGCGGCAACCAGGTCTGAGCCGATCAGAACGCGCAGGCGTGGGTCGTTACGCAGTGAAGGGTGCAGCAACGCTTTGAGTTCCATCACAATGGCGTCCAGGGTGCGGTACTCGCCTGCTTTCGGCACCGTGTCTTTTGGCAGGTCCGGGTTGAAGTAAATGGCATCGGTGACGATTTGCTCGGGTGAACGGTCTTTAACAATCTGGTGCCAGCCGATGTTCACATCCTCTCCCAGCGGATTGGCCACAGGGTCGGTGTTGGTCGCGGCGCTGGTGCCGTTAAAACCCACACGCAGGATATCGAGGGCAAAGCGGGTGGTGGCGTTCTGGCTCATGCGGCGCATGAATTCGCCTTGCGACCCGGCATTGGCCCAAGTCGCCAAAGTGGCCCAGGGTACGGCTGCACAGGAGTCGGTTTCGCGCAGCTCGTAGGTGTTGCCGTCCACGCCTTGGGTGGTCGTAAAGCGGCCGCCACTCTTGCGGCCGGTGGCGATATCGTAGTTACCTACGTTAACCACTTGGCCTTTGATTTGGTCAACATCGGCTACGTAGATCAGTTTCAGGAATTCAACCGAATCCAGCATGGCGTCACGCAAACGGGTTTCCATGGGGCCGGTAACGGCAAACTGGTTTGACGGGTTTGTCACTCCGTAGCCTTCGCTGATATTGGCGCTGTAGGCTGCAATACAGGCAATGGCAATTGCACTCAGGTTCATAATGGTTTCTCTCTTAAAGAATGAATGTCGCCGCGCGATTTACACTGCGCGGAATGTGCTGCCTTGGCCTTCCGGGTCTGGCTGTTGCCCCGGCACTTCTTGCTTCAGTGCATTGAAGTCTTCCGTCAGCTTGGTTTGATTGCTGGCGATAGCGTCAATCTTGCTGATCACGCTGTTGAACTGCTCTTCGGTGATACCGGTGCCAGGTACTTGGGTGGTTTTGTCCTTGCCGTCATCCACTGTAGTTTGCTGATCGTCAGTGGGCTTTTTGCTGAACTCGGCAAACTTGCCTTCCAGTGCAGTTTGCGCTGAGGCAATGCCGTCTATTTTGCCCATCAGGGCGTCATACTGTTCTTGGTCCATGGTGGTTTCCTTGGTGGGAGTTTTGGCCTCTTCCGGCGCTGCTGGCGTTGAAAAGAAGTTTTTCAATAAGTTGAACAGGCCCTGTTCTGATGGTGCAGCGCTGCTCAAAAAGTCTTTGGGGTCGAGGGTTTCCAGGCCGCTGTATTCGCAATCATGCAATGTTTCACCGATTGAGAATTTCAGGCGGGTGGTGCCGGTTGACGCGGGGGAGTCGGTCACGGCCAGGCCCATCAGGTAACACTTGCCCAACCCCTTGTAATCCGGGTTTGGCTCAATACTTGTAAACAGTTTTTGGTCTTCCTTGTTGGCGGCCAGTAGCAAATCATTGGCGCGCATCTTGGCAAACAGGCGGTGTTTGCCGTCTTGTTTGGCGGCTTTGAGTTCCAGCACTTCGCCCCAGTTTTTGCCCTCAAACGGGCCCCAGGATGAACGGAAATGCTCAGGCCAGATCAACGCGGTATATTCATCTGGCGAATACTGGGCCGCCATGTCTTCAATCCACTGTTTGCTGATAGTGCGGCCGTCTATGGTGGCGCCTTCGGTGGCAACTCTTACCCAGCCTGTTTCTTTTGGCATGTGTTCTGTCCGGTTGATGATGGTCGGTGTAGACCCATTGCTGCGGGCAGAATAACGGCACAAATCTATGGCGGCACCTGCTTAGGTTCCGGCGAATTCGGATATGGGGTGTAATCAGAATTGCGCGGAAATTTAGTCAGTTATGAGGGTGTTTTCGGCGGGTAGACTGGGGCCACGTTTGAATCAATGTGACCCTGATGGCCTATTCTCCTGAAATTCGCGAGGCGGCAAAACGCCTGTATTTGCGGCGCTGGTCGCCGGACGAGATCCGCGCCGAGCTGAACTTGCCCGCCGCCCGTATCGTTTACTACTGGGCCGACAAATACTGTTGGCGCGATATGCTGCGCGAGGAAGAAGTAGACGAGGCGATTGCCCGGCGTATTGTGCTGCTGGCCGATATCAGCGACAAAACCGGCAATCAAATTAAAGAGCTGGACATGCTGATTGAAAAGCATGTGAAGCTGAAGAAGCAGCGGGCCGAGGCGGAAAAGAAGCAAGTTGCAGCTGCCACAGTCAAACACGACTCCGGGGGCCCCGATAACCGCAGCAATGGCGGCGACGGTTCGCGCGCCAGGAAGGGGCGCAGGCGCAAGAATGATGTCAGCCATCTTACTGCTGACGACTTTGCCGCCTGGCATGACACCCTATTTGAATACCAAAAAACCATGCATGCGAATCTGCATCAGCGCATTCGCAACATTCTCAAGTCGCGCCAGATTGGGGCCACCTATTACTTTGCCGGTGAAGCGTTCGAGCAGGCCACGCTTACCGGGGATCCGCAAATATTCCTGTCGGCCAGCCGCGCCCAGGCCGAGGTGTTCCGTTCTTATATCGTGGCGATTGCCCAAGAGTTTTTTGAAATTGAGCTCACCGGTAACCCGATTGTGCTGCATACCGCCCACGGCGATGCCGAGTTGCGTTTTTTGTCCAACAACTCCAAGACGGCGCAGTCATACCATGGCCATGTGTACATTGATGAATACTTCTGGATTGGCAAGTTTAACGAGCTCAACAAGCTGGCATCGGCAATGGCCACCCACAAGAAGTGGCGCAAGACCTACTTTTCAACCCCATCAAGTAAGGAACATCAAGCCTATCCGTTCTGGACCGGCGATCACTGGCGCCAGGGCAAAGCCGAGCGGGAAGCCGTGGAATTTCCGCCATTCGATGATCTGCGCGATGGCGGCCGGCTGTGTCCTGACAGGCAGTGGCGTTACGTGGTCACCATTGAGGATGCCGCGGCCGGTGGTTGTGACCTGTTTGATATTGACGAGCTGCGCGACGAATACAACGACCAGGACTTCAACAACCTGTTTATGTGCATGTTTGTTGATAGTGCCGATGCGATATTCAAATTCAGCGACCTGGAGCGCTGCGCGGTAGATGCTGCCCACTGGAGTGATTTCAAGCCGAAACAGCCGCAACCCTTCGGCAATGGTGAGGTTTGGTTGGGCTATGACCCCAGCCGCACCCGCGACAATGCCACGCTGGCCGTGGTGGCGCCGCCCAAAGTGGCCGGTGAGATGTTCCGCATTCTGGAAAAACACCACTGGCGCGGGCTGAACTTTCAGCACCATGTGGCCGAGATCCAGAAGGTGTTTTCACGCTACCGGGTAACCTATATCGGGGTAGATACCACGGGGATTGGCGCCGGGGTATTTGACCTGATCAGCTCGCTGTATCCCCGCGAGGCCCATGCCATTCATTACAGTGTGACCAGCAAAACCCGATTGGTGCTGAAGATGATTGAACTTGTCGAAGGCCACCGCCTGAGCTGGGATGCCGAGCACAAAGATATTGCCATGAGTTGCCTTGCCATTAGGCGCACCAGTACTGGCAGCGGTAACGCGATTACTTTTCAGGCCGGACGCGACAACGCCACCGGCCATGCCGATATCTTCTTTGCGATTGCCCATGCGGTGATCAATGAACCCCTTAACCATTCTCACAAAGGAAAATCAACATGGGCTCTCGCCGCGTAAAATCCAAAGGCCGCCGCTTTCATCAACAACAAGCGGCCCCTGACAGCCAGCGTGACAATGGCACTGTGGTGTTTTCATTGCCGGAAACCATGGATCCGAATCAGTGGCTAACCGATTACGACAGCCTGTGGTTTGACGAAAGCAACGGCTATTGGGAGCCACCTGTTGACCGGCAGCTGCTGGCGAAACTGCCGAGGAAAAATGCCCAGCACGGCGGTATTATCCAGAGCCGCGCCAATATGGCGGCGGCCCGTTATCAAGGCGGCGGTATGACGGCGCAGGAGGTTAAGGCGGCATTTTTGAATCACATCACCTTTGGCGATGTGGCGCTTTTGAAGATCCGCGACGGTTTCGGGCGGGTGCTGCGGCTGTTCCCGCTGCCGAGTTATCGTACTCGAGTCAGCCGTGACGGTGGCGCCGTGGTGCTTGAAGCCAATAACGAGAAACGGGTTTACAAGGCGCGCAATATTATTTGGGTGCGCCAGTATGACACTGTTCAGCAAGTATACGGCTGCCCCGACTACTTGGGCGGCTTGCAGGCGGCACTGCTGAATGAAGATGCGACTATGTTCCGCCGTAAATACTACATCAACGGCGCGCACATGGGCTTTATCATGTATGCCACGGATCCCAACCTTGACCCGAAAACCGAGAAAGAGCTAAAACAGAAGATTCAGGACAGCAAAGGGGTGGGTAACTTCCGCTCACTGTTTGTGAATATTCCCAACGGCAAAGAGAAAGGGATTCAAATCATTCCGGTGGGTAACTTCGAGTCGAAAGACGAGTTTATGAACGTGAAAAACGTCAGCGCCCAGGATGTGCTCAACGCTCACCGTTTCCCGCCCGGGCTGGCCGGGATTATCCCCAGCAACACGGCCGGCTTCGGTAATCCGCAAACCTATGAAGAGGTGTATTTCCGCACCGAAACCAAGGCGCTGTTAATGGAAATGCGCGACGCGGTTGATAGGGATCCCGAGGTGCCGCAGGCGGTTAAACTGAAGTTTGATTTGCAAGAAGGTGGCAGCACTGTTTAAAAAAACAGTACCCTGGCGTAAACTGTTGCATTAGTGCTTGTTTCGATGGGGAGATCGGAATGCGGGTAATGTGTCCAACCTGTGGCCAACGTGCCAGGATCAGCAAAACCAATCGTTTGTCATTGGTGCATGCTGATTTGTATTGTAGCTGCACCGATGCAGAGTGTGGCCATACTTTTGTGGTTAATCTCAGTTTCAGCCACACTCTAAGCCCCAGTTCCCGCTCTGCCAGTAATCTGGTCATTGAGTTGGTGAATGCCTTACCACCCGAGGCGCGCAAGCAGTTGCAACAGGAATTGCGGTTTTAAGTTCGCACCCTTCACAACCGTTTTTGACTATCGCCGCCATCAAGCTGATGGCGGTTTCTTTATCGTCCGCTGAAGCATTGCATTCAATTGCTCTTATGACTAAATCCATTTGCCTAATCAATATGCACATTTATACAACTCCTTAATTTAACAGCAAATCCTGTTACCGCACGCCTGATAATATCCAAGTCTATTGTTTGAATTCGGCAAAAATAGTCCCTTTTGACCTATCCTTTAGGAAAAACTCTTCTTACTCAGCAGATTTGTGACGAATGACCATCAGCTTTGATCTGATTGGCCAACGGATTGGAAACCAACGGAAAAAAATGAAAATGACACAGACTCAACTCGCGGATACGGTTGGCGTCAGTAGCCGAACCATAGGCAAGATTGAGCGTGGCTATGATATGCGTCTCAGCGTGTTAATGGCGATTGCCGATGCGTTGGATATGCGCTTGCGTGATTTGTTGGACTACAGCCCACAGGAGCCGCTGGCGATTTTGAGCCAGGCAGACAAACAGAAGATTTGCCGGCACCTGCAGGCCATTGCCGAGCTGCTGCCCGGCGAGTGTGATGGTTGATTTACTCACTCTTTTCCTAATGCCCTATTTACTATGATGGGTTTCTTTCGCTGCATATTCTATCCCACTGCAAAACCGTACCTGGCAGCGCAGTACGTTACCCATGCGCAAATTGCAACAAAAACTGACAGCGACATCATATCAAAGTCTAAATGGTGCCTTGTCGAAACAACAGCAGCGGTTATCCCTATCAATACTGATAAACTGGTGTTGAAGTTTGCAAAATTCCAATCTAACCAGATTATAATCCAAGGGAGCTTTTCCTGGTCTATATAGTCAATTAGCATATTTAACTCCTGATTATTGACGTATTGTTGCTTTTAGCCATGGCAGACAGCACAGTGATCACGGAATGATCTAGCTGGGTGGCATCACGCAACACTCTGGTAGTACTACTGTGATAGTGCCAGTCTTCCATCAGCAGCTTTCCATCTTTAAGGCTTAGATCGCCCAGCTCTGAGGCTGAAAGCCCCAGTAGCTGAGCCAGACGCTCCCGGACAATGCGATCCTGCTCTGCCGGTGTGATAGTGACGGTGGTTAGCATGGTCGCGTTGATTTTCATTTTCTCACCATTGGGATCAACATCGCGCCCTTAATACCTAAAAAACGCCTCTTGTTGCTGTTGTGATTCAAGATAAATATGAAATCATCACTGGCTAAATGCTCTGGAATAGGCTCTTCATTTTCTTGATCATCATCAACAATTACTGTTTTCGGTTTTTCTAGCACGGTAAAAGCGAATGCAACAGTTCTGAATTTTGATATCCCCCCATTTGCATCTTCAAACTCATATTGAGGTCTAATAAATACGTACTCTTCACCAGGCTTAGGTTTGCCAACTTCGGTTGCCATATCAGATGACAATACTCTTATCTCATCATCTGAGAGTGACTTGGGCTTAATAGTGCTTGCGTATGTCCAAACACCATCATCAGCAACAAACACATGATCACTGATTCCCGTTTCCGGATTGCGGCTTACTGCCAATCCCAGCGGGTGCAGTAGCTCCCGGTTAATTCGTTCTATCAGACCTAGTTCGCTCATTTGATTCCAGTTAATTACGCGCATTGTTTCACCCTCGTTGTTGTGTAGTTGTTTGTGGCCTATGCCCTGTTTCGATTGCGCTGAGCTGGGCAATGCTGAGCCCCAAGCGGTTGGCGGCCATTAGCAATGTTTCGCCACGCTGCACCCGTTCTTGTCTCAGGCGCTTGCCATCTTCAATCCACTGGAGCATTTCTTCCGGCACACTGCCGGTGCCGTTGCATCGGTAGCAATGGGTTTGGCCATAGTAGTGCTCTGATGAATCCAGCCCGGTGTTAACGAAGGCATTCACCACACCTTTGCCATTACAGTCGTTGCAAATCATGCTTCCCCCTGTTGTTGCTCTTTGGCCTTGCAGCGCTTCCAGCGTTCCAGGTGTTCACGGGTTTGCTGCTGTGCCTGTTGGTAGCGTTCGCGGTCTGCCGCCGGCATCAGGTTAAAAAGGTTCATCTTCTTCGATATCCTCCCAGAACTGTTGCTGTTGATATTGGCGTTCGGCGTGTTGCTGCTGCCTGCGCTCGATGCGCTCAAGCTCGATAACGTCGGCCAGCTGCTCCAGCGCCAGGCGCTGGGTATCCGGGTTTGGCAACCCGGCTATCCATTGCTCTACATCACCGCCGTGTTGCAGCAGCTGCCACGCCTGTTCGCGCAGCTGGTTGCGCCATTGTTGTTGGTGGTGTTTAACGGCGGCATCAAAGTGGCTGTCCATGGTGGACCAATCGTCTGCCCGTTCTGACTCGGCGACAGAGGCTTTGCTGACTAGCAGCATGTTGTCGCGCAGGCGGATTAAGACTCCGCCGCTATTGATAACCGAGCCATGGCGCAGTAGCGCGAGATCTTCAGGCTCCAACCCCAATTTGGCGGCTTCCTGCTCCAATTTGCCGATCCTTTTTTGATCTTTGGATCCTTGCGTACAGTTATTGTCAGAACTCCAAGGTGCGCGGCTGTCGCCGCTTTCAAAAGCCTGGCGACTGCCGTCGCCGAAGTTCCCCTCGCCGATGGCGAGGTTATTCTGGCGTTCGCTTAGACTTCGTCGACTTATCTCCCATCCATCAAGACGGGTTTCCAGTGGCGTGTGTGACTCTTGTCCAATAACACCTTTAATCCGTTGTACGTCTTCGCCGTATTTGCTGGCCGCTTCATTAATGGCTTTGAATAGCTGCACCGGTCTATCAACTCTTGGTGTATTTGCTCCCCCCATGGCGTCAATGAACCCACGCCAATTACTCAGGTCGGCACAGTTCCTGGCTGTTTCAAGTACGTCATCCCATTCAATGATTTCATTCAAACGCCTCAACTCGCGCCATACTGTGACGCTTGGGCCTCCGATTTGTTGAAACTGTCGGATACCCCACATAGAAGCCCATCCGACTACACCTTCGGCGCCATGGCTGCCGCTGGTCTCGCCTTCCCAGTCATCGGCTACATGCGCGCCATCGATATTCTTGGCAACATATTTGGCGATATAGCCTGTCGCGCTGCCTTTTTTGATATCGATTCGCGTGTAGGTAAATCGTGCTTGAATTCTTTCTTCTGTAGCCCTGCAAATTTGATCCAACTGTTGTTTAAGTGGTGCAAGAAACTGAGTCATACAGCCAGCCTCTTGGCCTAATTGAGCAAGGTGCAGATCGCATAGCCAAACATTGGTTGCAGCTGTTTTCAGCTTAGTTAGTTGACCGTCCAAGCGGCGTCGGTTCAGGTGTTCAACATTGGCAGCCCAATGATCAAAATCTTCTCTTGATACTGCTAGCTCTTGCCTGTCTTCCTGAGTGAAGTAGTCAGCCATGATGAACTTGATAGCATCTTCATGCTCCGGCCTGAAAAATAGCAGTAGGTGCCAGTGTGGTGTGGCATCGTGGTGTGGTTCGCATACTCTGAAACCGAATATTGGCAGCCCTTCTCTTGCCAGTTTGCTGCGTACCTTTGCCCACACTTTGTTGAGGTAGTTGCTGGTTTCCTTGGGGGTGGCCCCTTGATATTTGTCGTTTGGTCTGAACTTGCCATTTTTGTCATTGATGAATGCGTGATACTTACTTGGAGCCGTTGCAGTAAAAAAGCCACCTATCAGGTGGTTCTCAAATGCGTATTCTTCAAATCCGCGCATTCTTACCATTAATTCAGCCCGGCGGTTTTCCGGGTTGGCTATACTGGCGGCAACAGCATCTGCCAATAACAACTCAAGGTTTTGCTGTTCGTTTACCACAAAGTTGCTGTTCAGCCAGGCTTGTGCGGCCTGCCTGCGACTTCTGAACTCTCTGGTGGCTTTGTTACTGAGGTATGGCGATACTCCTTTTCGCACCTTGCCCATTATAATGGCTGCATGCTCTTCCCACCTGCGCCATGCTGATTCGAGCTGTCTTGCCCACCATCCATCGTCAATCAGTCTGGCAATTGCCGATGCAATGCCGTCGTACATGGCCGGGGAAATATCAAACTCGCCTGACTCTTTGCGTTGTTCATAATCAGTGAATGATGGTAACGGTGGGCAAAATCCCCACTGTTCGGCCGGCTGCTTGACAATGTGAAGCAGTACTCTTGCGTCCAGCTGGGTAGTTCCAAAATGGGTAGCATTTTTCAGAAGCTTGTTGCAACGATCCGCCCACTCGGTGGCAATGGCGGCGCGGCGGATCTCGGTATTAATGTGCCATAGTGGCAGAGGGAATTTTGTCAACGCCTGTTTTATGGCGGCAGAGCGTTTTCTCATCCACATGTTGGCGCTGCGCTCGTTCCGGCGCCAGCGGCCGATGTACTCGCGAAACATGGTCGCCGCGACATCATCCGGCAGTCGCTCAAGGTGACGCTGGGCATGTTTGAGGTCGTTTTGCGCTTTTGCGGTGGCAAAAATGGCCGGGATACTCACCCCGGCCTGGCGCTCAAATTGCTGTAAATCCATCAGGCCTGTTTCACCTCTTTATGCAGGCCTATTTTGATGGTGTAGCGCCGTATCCCTTTGGCAAGGTTTAGCACGCCGAGCCCCAATGCCTGCCAATACAGGCAATCCAGCACCCCATACCAGTATTGAAGCCCTGAATCCGGCATAGTGCTTCCCTGCCGTATCAGTTCAATTTTCGCATTGCGAAAATGTTTCAGTAGGTGTTGGAACGCATTTCGCTCTTTGGCGGTACTCATAAGCCACCCACTTTATCGATGAGTGAGTCGAAGGTGTTGGCTATTCGCTCCCAACTCTCATGGGATTTATCCCAAAAGTCCCATTCATCGGCAGTCTCTTGCTTGTTTCGGATTTCAATACTGATTTCCCGCTGTTCTTGGCAAAAGTTGCTCAGCGTTTCAAAATCCACCGCCAGCATTTCCGGCAAGCGCACCAGCAATGTGTTGGCTCTGACTTTTCCGTGAGTGCTGCTCATGACGGTCTCCTTTCTTGCCCGCAAGCTGGGCAACGCCAGCTGCCGTATAAAATGGTTTTGCCCTGGCATGAGCACGTATTGGCAACGATTTGGGCGCCCTGCTCGCGTGACCAGCAGGCTATGACCTCACCCTTGAGAATGTGTTGAATTTCGGCCTCGGCTTCTTTGAATAACCCCGAGTCCAAAAACCGGATCACCTGTTGGCAATGGCTGCAACAACAGCGCTTGCCGCCACATTGACAAATGCTGTCGGCACTGCCGTAATCACAGGCATGGGCGACTTCTCTTTCGCTGCTGTAGGCTTTAACTTTCAGGCACCGATTGCACAGCGCCAGATGCTCTATCTTGGCCAATGTCATAGCGCCTCCTTCAACTCGTCAACACTGATCCCCAGCTCTGCCGCTTGCCTTCTCAGTTCGTGCAGTTCCTCAATCCGCCTACGGGTAGCGTTTTGCTGGCGCTTTTCCGCACTCACCTTGCGGCGTTGCCCAGGCTCGGCGAAACAGGCGGAAATGCTGATAACAGAGTTAAAAGAAGGCCGCAGATGCAGCCGTTTCATAATGTCAACGTGGCTCATGCTACTGCCCTCGCAGTTACATACCTCAGCATCGTCAATCTGTTCATGTGTGCCAGAACTTCCAAAATCGCCGAGGATGCACAGGTATCGCTAAGCATTTCCATGAACACCATTTCCATGCCTAGCAACTTGTTAATGATTGCCATCAATTTGTCATGGTCTTCCGCCTCTAAGGCGCTGGCATGCTTGGCCACCATGTCAGCCAACAGACGGCGCAGGCGCAGGTGCATTGGGTTATTGATATCCAGTTGCATATCAGGCCTCCGGGTTATTCAGTTGGTTAACATGCAGGCGGTTGCGCAGGGCTATCAGCCGAATGTGAATATCGCGCGCGACAGTTGGCGCAATCTGGCTGGCCACCTGTTCCAGTGATTCCAGTGCAGATTCAACGCAGTCGCGCCCGGCAGGGTGTGACAGGGTGAGGGTTTTGATTACCGCATTTGCCTCGTGGACAATGGCTAGGGCCGGTGTTATGCTCATTTGTGTCGCCATAAGGTTTGGACTCCAGTTGGTTGACATGGGCCACGCTTATGCGTGGCCTTCCCGTTTTAGGCCTATTGCAAAGCCTTCATTTCTCCTGCCAGCTGCGCGGCCATTCTGGTCACGCTGTCCAGCTCCTGTTGTGGTACTGCCAGTGGTGTTGCCGTGGCTGCTGTCTGTGTGGCTGCCTGCGGTTTTCTTCCGCGGCTGATTATCTGCTCCCGCCCCATGTTCATTCCGGCAAAGGCCCGCGCCATGTCGGCCAGAGCAATTACGCTTTGCCGAATGGCTTCTCTTTGCTCTTCACTCATTGCCATCAGCGGTTTATTGATGGCGTCACTGGGTTTAATGCGGGCGCCGTAAAGCACAATGGCGCGCTGCTGTGGTGTGAGCTTTTCGTAAGCGCTGGCCAGCGATGAACGCCCCAGCATTTGCCGCATGGCGTTTATGGCGGCGGCGCCGCTGCAACTGTTGTCAGTGACCGGCACAACGCCGGTGCGGGTTTTGATTGATGGTGAGTTCATAAATCCCCCTAAGCTATGCCCGGTGTGGGCATGGTTTGCACTACATCAGCGGCAATAGACAGCACAGGAATGGCCTGAAACCGCTCTTCTACTTCATGGACAAACAGCGCCAGCTCACTCATTACCCGGGTGGCGCGGCGCACGGCTTCATGTCGCATGCGTTCAGTTACGCCCCGGCGGGCTTTCGCATCCTGGGCAATGCTGCCCAGTTGCGCCGAGTTGGTGATGATCTCCAGCGCGCGGTCGGTGAGTGAGGTTTCGCCATCGTCTGCCATTTGCTCGATAGGCATTGACGGCGCGCAGTCCAGCTCCAACAAAATGCCGTCAACAATGGCGCGGTTACCGCTGGCCAGCGTGACCTTAACCAGTTCGTGAATGCTCAGCAGATGCGGCTGATCCAGCAGCAGCTTGTTGCGCAGCACCTGCGGCCGCATGTTGCTGCGGCTGGCTATGTCGGTGAGGTTTTCACTGTTGGCGAACTGGCGCAGGGCTCCGGCTATATGCGGTTGCCCTGCTTTATGTGTAACCGTGTTGGTGGCATACATGGCGGCAATCTCCCTCTTGCGCGATGCTGAGATCAGTCAAATGACTTGGTTAAGCAATCACTTGACTCTGTACAGCCGCCTCTTGGTACAAGGCCACCATATTGATTAAGGGTTTGTCTTTGGCGCGGATTTTTGGGCGAATTTTCAAGCGACCATCAGCCACCATGTTTTTAATGGTGTTGATTGGCAGACCGGTCAAACGGCTGAATTCGTCATAAGAAACAAACGGAGTGGGGACTTGCAGTGTTAATCCATTCATTTGGTGGTATCCTCAGCAAATGTGCGTCTGGTTGCCGTGGTGGGCTGTTGTGAACTATGACGCTGTTTTCAACTTGATGGGATTATGGATCGACCTGATGACTTACGTCAAGATTAAACATTCGAAATTGATGGAAAAAATTAACCAAATCCCGAATTATGACGGTGGAAGAGATATTGTTGATCGCCTCATTCGGATTTTTGGAGTTAGAAACAGGCTAGAGCTTGCTGATTTACTGGAGATGAATCCAGGGTCTCTATCAACGTGGAGCACAAGAAATACCACTCCTTTTGAGCTACTTATAAGAATCCACTTAATCACTGGGTTGCCTATGCAATACTTATGTTTTGGTGAAGGTGAGGAAGATGTTGAACCACTTCAGCTTAACGAACAGCAACCACCACAATACGTTGATGGGAAAGTCTTAAACCCAACAATCGATACAGAAAACCATCAAAGTGAAGGGTTGAGTTTGTTCAACTTGAAAACCTTTTCTATTGATAGTGGTGTTCTTGAAGCTTTGAGTGAAATCACCGCTAACAAATTCCTATTGAGTTTTGCTGGCGTCAAAGCCTTAGATGGTGACATGGCTATTGTGTCAAACAACAAGCTTATGTTTATCGACTCGACAAAATGCCGTGTCAACGCTGGTACCTACCTATTCTCTGTTAACGAAACATATCAATTAGGTGAGTTGCTGAGGCTCCCTGATGACAAAGTGTATTTGCTGATCAAAGACCAGCAATTCCCTCTTGACCCAAAAACCACTGTTATTCATGGCAAGGTTGTATCTGAATTGGAATGTTTATAGGTGGATCTATATGTCTGAGTTAGAAGCCAAAGTAGTTTGGAAAGGGACAACTAAGCCTGTTGAATTTACCTATCGTAATTTTGACGGAGAGAAAACAAGGCGCCGAGTCGACGTTAATCAGGTGCTTTACGACAGTAACGCTGACGAGGTTTATCTCAAAGGGTTTTGCCACCTACGTAATTCAGAACGTAGCTTCAAAGTCAGCAACATCGAAACCATGCTCAAGTGCGGTTCGAAGCGGTTTTATTGGGAGGAGTGGTTGAGGTGGGAACTTGATCTGCCTTTTGACGCCTTTCAGAACATTGACCCAAACACCAATCATGGTTCCGGTGATGGCATGTTTATTAATGGCCGAACTGGCGAGGTCAGTGTCCGTTCTCCTGTTTTGTCAAATGCGCCCACTCTCAATGAAAGGCTTGAGCAACGCCTTGCAGAAGCTAAAGCCACTGCGGCCAGCAAACACCCCATTGCCAGTAAGCTAGTCAAGCCGTTATGGGCCTTTGTGTTCATTGTCGGCGGCCTTGCTCTTGTCGGCGGCATGAGTGGCAAAGAGCAATCTGCATCTTCTAAAACTGTGACTACTTCAACGACGCCAGAGAAACAGGTCTATCAAGGCCCGTTGACTGACTGCCAATTGGCCGCGCAAATGGTTGAGGCTGATGTCCCTGTTCTTGTGGCGCTGGTTGATGAAATAAGCAAAGCCAAGAAGACGCCTGAATATTCTTATCAAGATTTTACGCAGTGGCGGATAAATGGGTTTAACGCTGAACTCGATGCTGTTGCAGTCAGCCAACCAAGTGCGTTTCCGCTCGATTATCAGGCCAGTCGCCTGGCAAATGACGTAATCGTCAGAAACCACCTGTTGGCCAATGCCGCCTATCGGTATCTGAAGAATGGCCGGCAGGATGGTGATCAGAAAATTGGGGAACAATGGCAGGCGATACGAACTAACATCATTGAGATTAATACGCTATGCCCAGGCGCGCTTGATAATCTGAACATAACGCCATGAACATTACCAAGCAAGATGATGGCCGCTGGAAGCTAGACTTCCGGGTTGGCGGCCGTGAAAGTAAGCGGATCCGCAAATACTTTACCACTAAGGGTGAGGCGAATGCTTATCTCCAGTGGTTTAAAAATCAGAGTGCAGACAAGCCCTGGCTGGGTGAGGCAGACGACAACCGCCGCTTAAGCGAGCTTTGCCAACGCTGGCATGATTTGCACGGCCAGCAACTCAATGACCCTGGCGGCAGAATGCGTAAATTGCAACTGATTTGCGCCGGTTTGGGTGACCCTATAGCGCGTAAACTTACGGTGAATGATTTTGCCAACTACCGCCAGCTGAGGTTGGACGGTGAGATCCCCGACTTGCAAGGAGTAAAGCGCAAGGTAAAGCCCAAGACTGTGAACATTGAACATGCCTTTTTGGCATCCGTTTTTTCAGAACTCAAGCGCATGGGTGAATGGAAATATCCAAACCCTCTGGATGGGTTTGCAATGTTCAAGATCCCAGAAAGTGAAATGGGTTTTTTGTACGCCGAGGAGATTCCCATTGTGTTGCAGGAATGCGCTGCCAGCCAAAATCCCGATGTGCTATTGGTTGCCAAAATATGTCTGGCGACTGGTTGCCGCTGGAGTGAGGCAGAAACTCTGACAGGTTCGCAGGTGGTCAACAACCGGATCACGTTTATCAAAACTAAGGGGAAGAAAAATCGCACGGTACCGATTACCCAGGAACTGGCCGAGCAGCTCCCTCGCAAACGGGGCCGACTGTTCAGTGATTGCCGCAAAGCCTTCGAGCGTGCAATCAACAGGACTAAACTAGAGTTACCTGAGGGACAATGCAGCCACGTTCTTCGCCACACTTTCGCCAGCCACTTTATGATGAACGGCGGTAACATACTGGTGCTGCAACGAATCCTTGGCCACGCTGACATTAAAGAAACAATGAAATACGCCCACTTTGCACCAGAGCATTTAGATGATGCACTGACAAAGAACCCACTGCGAGGACTGGAACGGCGCTAAGCTTGCCCAGTGTCCACAAACTGCCCACACAGACAGGACATTTAGACCCATCACGGTTCGCCACAGTTTTTTAACTCGCTGTTTTTATTGTAAGTTATTGATTCATCAACCCCTCAAATATAACGTAGGTTTTTCGGACGCGGGTTCAAGTCCCGCCGCCTCCACCAAATAAAACAAAGGGTTAGCAGAAATGCTAACCCTTTTTCTTTGCCAATTTAGTAGGAATGGCAGCAAAGTGGCAGCAGAGAAATTACTGGTGCTGCCACATCCATCCTTTTCAGTTCTGGATCCTTTTAATGTCTTATTGATCAACTGCTTTAGTATGGCCACCGTTTTCTGGCTTTCTCTCATACCCTTACGGAATCCACGCAAAACCCCGTGCTGCTGCGGCTTTTACGCCTGCACCCATGGTCAATCCAACCTAGTAGAACTGTAAAACAGTGAAATTAACCGCGATCTTTTCAGATCTCCGATCCTTTCCCCGGCCCAGTGTCTGCGCTTGGGGGCGCCATAAACTGAACAAATTCAAAACTGAAAAAATTTTGAGGTGCAAACCGCGCAGGAGGGTGAGGAAGAGTGCGGATTTCGTGACGTAGAATTGCGTAGGTGGTGGTTTACGTGGCCAGAATAGCCAGCCGCGTCTGTACTGCAGCATCGTCAGTTTTGATTGTTGGGTGGGGCTTTGCTGTGTGCTGATATGAAAAACGGCTCAGGTTCCTGGTGGGAGCTGAGCCGGTATCGAGTAAAGACGGATCTATGGTTTACTTGGTGATTGGGTCTAGCCTGGCCTTTTGCGCGGCTGCTGCACTCGCCTTGCCGGAGAAGTCTCCAGCCTCATTCGGTGCCGGGCTGGTGCTGTGGGTATGACTGGCACAGATGGTTGCCAGCTCGGCTACCGTTCCCATGAGTTCAGATAGCAGCTTGAGCACGTTTTCATCTTCACTGCCCAGCCACGTTTTTGGGCTGCGGTAATCCTTTGACACGCTGGCGATCACCTCGCGGGTTTAGCATCAGTGTGAAACATCAAAAAGATATGGCTGTCCTGTATTTTTTTAATATCATGTAATTTATTCTCTATTTCTAAACCACGCTCTTTAGTCTCCACCAACCAACTTCCCCCCGTAGACCAGAAATAAATTATTAATACTTCCCAATAGAGTCTCGACACCTTTTAATGATAATAGCGTCTTGAGACACTCTGTGATTAATGCTAGATAACCGTGTAAATATAGGATTATCAGCTAGTTTTGACTGACCACTATAATGGCACAATGCCTTTAACAACCAGCCACCAAGAGATACATAAGCACCACCAGGAACACCATTGTATTCCATGGCTGCTCCGGCTACTAATGGCCAAAATGCTCCAGTGAAATCTAAAGCTGCTAAATTTCCTCTATTTCTTTCTATTTGCATGAGCTCTTTTCTAAGTTCATACAATTTTAAACTTAGCTCATCATTACTTAAATTGGAGTAACCTTTCAATATATCAGGGATGGCTCTAAGGCTATTGCTAGTAAGAGCATCATCCAGCTCTAGTACATTCATATCATTATTAATTGCTAAAACATTCTCCAAGAGCATGCTAATTTCAGACTCTCTAATAAACTGAGAGTTGTCAATCACTCCACTATAAAGACTGCTAACAGCTTCGCAAGCCGCAACCTCTGAATACTGCTCGGAATCAAATGGAAAGTGATGTGCATTTAATCCTTGAGCAAACCCCGAATTCAGATAATAAGTGCACCACTCATGGTTAAACGGTGAGGAGAGATCAACTGCCTGTTGGTGATACTCTGT